ACCAGTAGCACCTTGTGCGCCTTGTATGCCAACATTGTCAACATAATTTTTTGAAGCCATTCTATGACCACCACGGGTCACACCATCATGGATTGTTATTGTTTGGTTTGTTGAATCAATAATGAATTCACCATTAGCTCCAGTAGTATTAGCAACTACTGTGTTGGCAAATCTTTTAAATTGTAATGTTCTTGACATTTTAGGATCCTAAATCTATTTGGTTTTCTAATTGAATATGCAAATCGTCTAGACCAAATACGTTTGCGTTTAAATCTACAGCTAAAGTATTTGCTGAAACTACTGAAGTAATAATATTTGGTATTTCTGTTGTGGTACTGGTATATGTATAAGAAGTATTCACGTTAGAATCGGTTGGATTTGTAACAACAATAATTTGTGCCTGAGCTTGTGGCAATACATTATAAGAATCAAATACATAATTGGCATTACTTACATAACCAACAATTGGTGAATCTGATACAAAATTACCTTCAATATTGGTTAGTTTCAATACGCCATTTTCCCAAGAAAGAACCTTGGCAGTTGCTGTGGCATTTGCATGAGAATAACCTTGATATACCAATTCATCTTTTTTATATTCTTGGTCATAAGAATTTCCAGCGTGAGCTCTCATATTAAATTCAACAACATCATTTGTAGTAATGTTATTTAAAACATTTGTAATAGAAGTTCTGATTAAACCACCAACATCAGATACCTTACCAAATACAAATCCTTTAACTGTAAAGTTTAATGTCCAAATAACCATTCTAGTTTCTACTGTTCTACCATCACCTTCATATTCTATTTCGTGTGTAGCACTATTTAAAACAATAGGTATTTCTTTTACAATACCCATTTCAGGAATAAGATTTAATTTAATAGTATAATCTGGTGCAAAATATGGAAGTATGTGTTCAATAATTTGTGTACCATCTTCAATGTTTCTTACATAGATATACAAATTAAAATCAAAATTATATGGAACAGGATTGTATTGAGATACAACACCACTAGTTGTTTTGGCAAATGTTTTAATGTTTGTATTTTGTTTACGAGTGGCATCGTAAGTCATATTAGACATTTCGAATGACATTCTTGGTAAAGTTATTTGAACTTTTTTGTCTAAGTTTGGATCATCCTCTAGACGCCTAACATACATCTCTTTGGTGGCATACACAATAGGCACCAACATTCTTTGTTGTTCTGATAAATTTGGATTGTAACGAACCAAAGTAATATCTTTAAATAGATTACCAAATCCTATTACTAGTTTTCGAATGATTCTATTGTATGATGTATTTGCCATTATATGTTACCAAAAGGATTTGTTTCTGAAAAATCAATAATAGAATTAGCAGAGTTACTAATATGTTTATTATCATAAGTTTCTGAATAGGTGTTGTCCACTAATGGATCAAACGATGCCAAGATAAATTGTGCATTACTTGTTTCACCAACAAGAGTTACACCATCAGCAAAGTTTCCGTAAATAGTTGTTACAGCCAGAATGTTGGATGCTGGTACCCAGCCTTGAACAGTAGCAGAAGCAATCACAACATTGTTTACTGTTTGTGTTACCAATTCTTTCTGTAAGAACTTTCCTGTACCTGCACCAGTATTTAAATGTAATGTGTAAGCATTGTTGGTAACCACATCATCAATCTCACTAATGCCAGTAGAAATTTCTTCTTGTGAATACTTGAATTTCTCTAAACTGAGTTCGTAGAAATAAGGTTGTTTTCTACCCAACATATGGAAATCTTTGGCTTGTTCTGTAAATTTAATTTCAAACAATTCACCCGTACCATTTAACCAAGGCACATATACTAAATCACCTTCTCTTGGTCTGGTAAAAGTATTAGATGGATTCTGTAGTACCTTTTCTTCAAAGGCTCTCTTAGAAACAATTACTTTAACGTCATCTTTAATTTCCAAACCAAACTTAGAAAATACGTCATGCTGGCCAATGTAATCTGTTGGATCAGAAGATAGGTACATTTCAACAGGAAATGAAGTTTTAAATTTCTTAACTGGATCTTCACCGTATAATAAATCACGATCAGTTGGATTATCAATTGGCAAATAGAAAGCATCAAAGCCCATAATCTTGATTGATTCAACAATCAAATCTTCTATGAGTCTTTGTTCGCTATATTTTGAATTGTAATTATTAAAGTAAACGGAAGTTGCCATGTTAGTTCATTAAGAATTCTAGTGGTGCACCATATTCGGTTTGCATTTGTGCTTCTAGTGCTTTAATTTCCTCAAACGCTTCATCATAAATCTTATCGCCATTAAGTGTTACACCACCTGGCAATTGTAGATTGTTAAACTTTTTAAGATTGGCACCCCAACTACGCTTGATAACTGCCGTGGCATATTCTTTTAACCAACGGTCATTCCATACTTTACCATATACATCAGGATTAATTACAGCATATGCTTCAGCAATTACAACTGTACCAACTGGTGCCTCAGATGCTCCCCAAGCCCAATCAATATACAATCTTTGCATGTGTCTTTGAAAACGAATAGGTACTTCACCAGAGAACAACAACTCCAAAGAACGTAGGTGTTGCATGGTTAATGTATAGTTAATATACGATGCAGAAGTAAAGTCATAGAGTTCGTTTAGACGTAATTGGTATCTTAGGTCAAACATATTGACGGCTGCATGTGAATCTTGGACTGGAAATATTCTGGTGATACCAACAATTTCCAATGGATTACCATCAGCGTCTTGTGATTCGGATAAGTCTAGATACTTTTGGTCAATTTCTTGTTGACCAACGGCTTTGATATAATATACTTTTTGTAGACCATCGAAATGATAGTCCTGCCAATATTGTAAAGCGTCATCGATACGGTCTTCCACTTGATCATCATCTACGTTGATATCGATAACGGGAGAACCTAGTCTACGGAGGCAGTAATTTTTAAAGTCCGTTCTATTAGTGATTGTTGCCATGTTATCCTCAGATATAAGAATTTATTGGATATTTAGGCATTTATTTGGTGTACTCTCCCCACCATGTGGTCCAATCAATATAGGGGTCCATCTGTGTGTCAAACTGCATATGTAATGCCAGACTTTGAATTGGACTGAACCGTAACGCATGGTTCTTCCAAATTTGACAGATAGTATTACCTTCATGAGTATGTTCTTCTGGTGTACTATAGTCTGGATTGTATTCCGTGGCGAGTTTTTCAAATACTGGCCAATGGTCAATGAGTACCTGTGGTCGTAACATGAATGTATTAGTTGTCCAGACACCTGTTTTCCAATGTCTTTTTGAACCATGTACCACAAAACATGGTTCCATGTGTGGTGGATAGTAATCATCCGGCATATCAAACGGATACATTACAATCTCTTGGCCAGATTTATCTTTAAATAATTGATAGGAATCCAACATTTCAACCAAAGCAGTATTACAATGTAAGTAATCATCTTCTACAGAGTATACCAAATCTGCTTCTGAATCACGGCAGAATTCAAACTGTTTCAATGCTGAATAGTTATAACCAGGTTCTGACATGTTATAGATTTCATATGTCCATTTGGATTTTTGAAACAAAGCATAGATACCTTGTTTTAATGTATCTGTACTGTGGTCATCTAGAATTTTAAAATTAACTTCATGGCTTTCTACCATGTTGGCCGCATTGATGAGTGATGATAAACAACCTAGAATTAAAGTTGTTTTGTCCATACCACAATATCTCTCACGGTCCAAGTGTACATTACCTAAGTCGTGTGTTCTTAAAATGATTTCTAATTTCATGTTATTCTATCCCATAAATCTCTCCACCCTAGGTGAGTGGTTCTTATTGTTGCCGGTTCATTAAATGAAAGATGATATGCTACAGATGGTATTGGACTAAACGCCTTTACATTACCTGTGCCTTCTTCATAGTTCTCATATAACTTGTTTATAAACTGATCTTCTGCCGCATCAGGAAAGGTCAAAGCCAATCCTTTAAATACTTCAAAATTATCTTTAAAGAAACTTTGATGTGCAAATATAGTATTGGCAGTATGACGGATTTGCCTCCAATACCGAATACCATCATATAAAAGAACAGTAAGATACTCTCTACCTATATCATATCTAAATGCACAATCATAAGGATACAAAGCAATTGGATTTGGATATTTCTGTGTCAAATAATTATAGGCAACCAACATACTGTTTAAAGCATTTTCTTCATGCAAATAATCATCTTCTACCGAATATACCATATCTTCGGACTCAGCACACATTTCAAATTGTTTGAGAGCCGATTGTTTAAATCCTTTAGTTTCTAAACTGATTAACTCAACTTCTTTACTACACTTACTTAATACTTCTCTTAAATCTACCAAAAAAGATTCAATACTATTATCATCCAATACGGTCAATTTAATATCTTCAACGACCACACAGTTATTGATGGCATTCACTAAAGACTTGGCACACTTTAGGACCATACCTTTCCTGTCGTCACCACATATTCTTGGCAACTGTTGGACTGTTGGTTGATTAGTGCCTTGCTTTGGTACTTCTTTCTCACAAGTCCTTAATAT